TATAAAAATTGAAAGCATAAGTAAGTTGCAACTACACGAACAAGTAGCAGCTTATCACCAATACACTCAAGATTTATCAATAGCAAGACAAAATTGGCTAAACTATCAAAATAAAGGACCTTTAATTATACCCGAAAGATACCTAGCCCAAGAAGAATCTTTTATTAATGAAAACAAAGAAACAGATTATTATCTTATCTTGCAAGAAGACGGATCTAAAATTATAATTACATAAACATGCCAAACTTACCAATATCACAATTGCCCCAATCAGATGCGTTAACAGGCCCCGAATTATTTGCTACTGTACAAGATGGAGTAACAAAATACACTACTTTAAATAATATATTTTATTCCCCTATCCCAGGAAATACTTATGGGCTTTTTAACCAAACAGGTTCTAGTATCCCTGTAACAGGAAGTGGAAATTCAACTATAGTTTCAGGGAGTTTATTAGATGGGGGGATAGGTACTTTAACGGTTCCCCCTAATGGATTTTCTAAAGGAGATGCTTATAGTGCCGTGGCTTCTGGCTTTATAACTTGTGACAACAACCATGATTTTGAAATCCAAATTAAATCAGGAAATACAGTTTTAGTGGATACTGGAATACTCGAATTAGCCCAATCAACAAATAAAGGATGGGTACTCGATATAAATTTCTCTATCCAAGAAATAGGCCCAGCAGGTACTGCCCAAATAACTACCGCAGGGATATTCCACTATAGAACCAATTCAGGTGGAAATGTAGAAGGTGAAACTTTTAATTTTACTAATAGTTCTAGTTTTGACACTACAACATCCAATACCTTAGATGTAGAAGCTGTGTGGGGCACTGATTCTCTTGTAACAGATTCAGTATATTCAAATGTTTTTACTCTAACAAAAACTTTTTAATTTTCAACTTAAACTCTATTTATGACTTCCCACTCCCACGAAGATGAAATATTCCAAGAAAAACGTAAACCTAAAAACCCTATAAAATTTAAATTAGAGCTAAATCAGGAACAGAAAGAAGCCAAATCTAAAATATTAGAAAATACAGTTACATTATTAGCAGGTTCTGCTGGTTCAGGTAAAACACTTTTAGCGTGTCAAATAGCACTAGAAAAGCTATTTATGAAAGAAGTTGAAAAAATAATCATAACACGCCCCACAGTATCAAAAGAAGAAATTGGGTTTTTACCTGGTGATTTACGCGAGAAAATGGACCCTTGGGTACAACCCATATACCAAAACATGTACGCACTGTATGACCGAGTAAAAATAGAAAAACACATACAGGAAGGCGATATCGAGATAGTACCGGTTAGTTTTATGCGGGGTCGTACATTCTTAGATTCAATTGTTATAGTAGACGAAGCTCAAAACGTTACCCACGAACAAATGGAAATGATTGTAACCCGTTTAGGTTTACGTTCTAAGATGATAATTTGTGGTGATGATAACCAAGTAGACTTAAAAAATAAACGCGATTCTGGGTTTAGATTTTTATACACGGCTGCTAAAAAAATTAAAAACTTAGCCGCAATATCACTTAAAACAAACCACAGAAACCCAATAGTAGAAGATTTAATAGCATACTATGAAGACGCATACGAAAGCGGAATTAGTTTAACAAACAGCGGTTCGAAAAGATAAAAGAAACATTAGATTTGCCATATTTATAATAAAAATTAGATGGCAAATATCCCAATTTGGCCCGGCACCTCATCATTTGCCCAGGTCTCAGCTTCATATTATAATACTCCTTCAACAGGTAGCTCACCTACTCCATTTGGTTTTTATGATAACGATCCCGATTTTAAAAATGATGCCAACAAAGTAGCAAACTTTTGCGCCCGAAGATTAGGTTATCCTATTGAAAATGTTGAATTACAAGATTTAAACTTTTGGACTGCATTCGAAGAAGCAACCACAGTTTATGGTAATGAATTATATGCCTACCAAGTTAGAGAAAATATGCTTAACTTGGAAGGCTTACCTATCACTACTCCTACACTTAATAATACTCAAATTACCCCAAATATGGGTAATATTATCCGCATTTCAGAACAATACGGAACTGAAGCTGGATCGGGGGGTAATGTAAATTGGTACAGTGGTTCTGTAATTTTAACAGGAAGTGTTCAAGAATACGATTTAAATCAATGGGCAGTTCAAAATGGCATTAGTGCAAGTAATTTAGAAGTTAAAAGAGTATATTATCAAGGAGTACCCGCTTCTGCAACTTATTATTATGGGGGAGGGATAGGATTAGGAATAGGTGGAGGAGGATTTATGGGAGCTTTAGGTGGGGCACCAGGATTTGCGGGGTATGGGTATAATTATCTTGTAACCCCCTTATCTTATAATGTTGGCGCTATTCAAGAAGTTGAATTAGGACAAGATATTTTACTTTCAGCTTATAGCTTTGAAATACACAATAATAAACTTAGAATATTCCCCGTACCTTTAGAAGCAGATACAGGTACACACTATTGGTTTCAATATGTTTTAAAAAATGAACGTTTATCAGATTCGTTAGCTTCAGGCAGCGGAAATACAGGAGCAGGACTTATAACAAATGTATCTAATGTACCTTTTGCTAATCCTGTATATGCCCAAATAAATTCAATAGGTAGAAGTTGGATATTTGAATATACTTTATCTTTATCTAAAGAAATGCTAGGATATGTTAGAAATAAATATTCTCAAATTCCTATCCCAGGGGCTGAAGTTACATTAAATGGGGACTCATTATTATCATCAGCAACTGATACTAAAAATGCTTTAATTGAAAGATTAAGGGCATATTTTGATGAAACTTCTAGAAAAAGTATGCTTGAAAGGCGTAAAGATGAAGCAGACTTTTCTAAACAAGAGTTGAATAACGTACCCATGACAATTTATATAGGATAATTATGGCTCTTTTTGGACAAGCACGCGACATTTCAATGTTTAGACACATTAACCGCGAGTTAATGGGGAACATTATATCCCAACAATGCGCATTTTATAAATTAAGATTAGATCAAACTAATTTTAATATGTATGGTGAAGCTGCAGAGCAAAAATATTATGATGGTCCTGTATTATTATATTGTTTAATAGACTTACCTGATCAAACCCAACCCACAGACGACATGGGTGTAACTTTTGATTGGCAGCCTGAATTTAGATTTTTAAGAGACGATTTATTAAATAAACTTCAAGATTTTAATCAGGATACAATATACGGTGCTAATCTAGTACCTCAAATAGGTGATATTATATTATATGAAACTGCTTATTATGAAGTACACACTACTAACGCTGCTCAATATTTTGTAGGTAAAGATCCAGATTATCCAAATTCCCCCCAACCACAAGGATTTAACCCCGGTTTAGGCGAATTTGGTTATAATGTATCTATAATTTGTAAAACCCACTATGTACCTGCTGATAAAGTTGGTATAACCTTTGAAAGAATGTAATTATGGCTGAAAGCAGAAACCCATCACCAAGAAAACCAACTCCTAAAACTCAAGCTGAACTTAGCAATCAGTTATCAGGGGCTAGTAATTCTTTATTAGGAGATCCAAATTTAGCTAACCCTAATTTTAATGGCCCCAATAGATCATTACAAAATAGTTGGAAAGATGATACTGTAAAACCATTTACAGTTACTATCCAAGATATAGATGAAACCATAATGTATTATTTTCAAAATGTTATCAAACCATTTGTAATACAAAACGGAAATAGAATAGAAGTACCCATAATATATGGGTCCCCTGAACGTTGGAAATCAGTTCAACGAGATGGATACTATAAAGATAAAAATGGAGCTATAATGGCCCCCCTTATTATGTTTAAACGAGATACAATTGAACGTAATAGAAGTTTGGGCAATAAATTAGACGCTAATTATCCTAATTTGTACGGGGTAATGAAAAAAAAGTATGATACTAGAAATTTTTATTCGAATTTTAATGTATTAACCAATAGAGTTCCTGAAGAACAATTCTACGCCGTTACTATACCTGACTACGTTAATCTAACATATAGTTGCGTAGTATACACATATTATGTTGAGCAGCTAAACAAAATAGTAGAAGCAATTAACTATGCTTCAGACACATATTGGGGTGATCCTCAACGCTATAAATTTAAGGCTGCTATTGATTCCTTTACTACCGTAACTGAATTACCAACGGGGGCTGAAAGGATAGTAAAAAGCACATTTAACATTAAAATGTACGGATATGTAATCCCAAATACATTACAAAATAATGTTTCTTCATTACAAAAATATAGAAATAAAGCTAAACTTATATTTGCATTAGAAACCACAGACGATCCTATAGTATTTGATCCAAATGTTCCTGTATTAACAGATGATTCTGGAAGACCTAATGCCCAAAACGCAAGAAGTTTGGCAGCAGATAAATATAATCTTAAACAAGCTCAACTATTTAATGAACCCCCCTCAGTAAATTTTTCTCCTAATTTAGAATATGAAGCTTTATTAAATGAAATAACCGAATTAAAAAATCAATTAGATGCCGCAAATGCAACTATTCAATCTCTTCAAAACCCCTAATATTAATAAATTGGAGTTGTACTATTTTAAACTTTAATTAACTATTACTAAAAAGAACAAAATAATTTGGAAGTTTAAAAATAATTTATTATATTATAAATAAAAATTTATGGAAAGATTAACACAACAAGAACTAGAAAAACTTCAAGAACTTCAACAAAGAGGCCAAACACTAATTAATGAATTAGGGCAAATTGAGATTGCAAAATTATCACTCCAAAATAGACGTGAAAACTCAGAACAACTTTTATCTCAATTACAGATTGACGAACAAGTTTATACTAAAGAATTAACAAATAAATACGGTCGAGTTTCAATTGACCCCCAAACTGGTGAAATTACTAAGATAGAAGATTAATTTTTTAAAAGGTTATGATTGATAATTTCGTAAAATTAGTTTTAGAAAATGGGGGAACAATAAAACCTTTATTAATCCCCTCAGAAAATACAGGTGGGACAGGTTTATGTAATCCTTCAATTTACATCGATAATGGTAAACCCATTATGAATCTTCGCCACGTGGATTATACTTTATATCATTGTGAGGGTGAACAACGATTTCAAACTAGATGGGGGAATGAATATAGACCATTTTGTTATTTACATCCTGAAGATGATTGTGTTTTAAGAACAACAAATTATTTTTGTGAATTAGATCCTATAACTCTTGAAATCCAATCATACCAAAAAGTAGACACATCCAAACTAGACAGTCCCCCAGTTTGGGAATTTATAGGATTAGAAGATGCACGATTAGTTAGGTGGGATGGTAAACTTTATATGTGTGGGGTTAGACGAGATACTAAACCTAATGGAGAGGGTAGAATGGAACTTTCAGAAATAGTAGATGGTAAAGAAATATCTCGTTTTAGAATTAAACCTCCAAAAGATCCAAATTCATACTGCGAAAAAAATTGGATGCCTATCCTAGATATGCCCTATCATTTTGTAAAATGGGCAAACCCCACAGAAATAGTAAAGGTTTACCCTGAAGAAGGACGTTCTGAACAAGTTTATTTAGTAGAATCTATCAACCAAAATGTGCGTAGAGATATTAGAGGGGGTTCACAAGTTATATCTTTGGACAATTATAGGATAGCAGTAACACATGAAGTAGATTTATGGAATAGTGAAAATTCTTCCAAAGATGGTAGATATTACCATAGATTTATAATTTGGGATAAAGATTGGAACATTATTAAAACAAGTAAAGAGTTTCATTTTATGAGTGCTTGGGTAGAGTTTTGTTGTGGAATGGTAATATATGAAAATAAAATTCTTATCACATTCGCCTTTCAGGATAATGCAGCATTTATTCTTCAAATACCAGTTCAATTTTTTAAATCATTTTTAGAGATATGACATTAGAATATCATTTAGGGGAATTTATAAAAGACCCACTTAACCCAGCTAAAAATTTCAATTTAGGGCTTTTATATGATATTAATGGCCATACGGCATCTGCAATTTCTTTTTATTTAAGATGTGCCGAATATAGTTACGATAATGATTTAACGTATGAATCTTTATTAAGATTAGCTACGTGTTTAGGAAAACAAAGTAGAAGAATTAATAGTGAACGAGGAGTATACTTACATGCTATATCTTTAATTCCTGATAGGCCTGAAGCCTATTTTCTTTTAAGTCAACATTATGAGAGATTAAAAGAATGGTTAGAATGTTATACTATGGCTAATTTAGCAGAGTTTTATAAAAACAATTCCCAACCTACTTATACAGATATTAGCTATCCTGGAGAATATGGCCCAACATTTCAAAAAGCAATTTCATCTTGGTGGGTTGGGCAATTTGAAGAGTCTAAAAAACTATTTTATAAATTAGCAGATGAATATGGTGAAGATATGTTAGATGATTATAAAAATTCAGTAATAAATAATATAAATGCTTTAGGTTTATATAATCATCCCCATTTAAAATATACCCCAACCCAACAGAATAACCTAAAATACCAATTTAAAGGAGTTGAAAATATACAAGAAAACTACTCCCAAGCCTACCAGGATATATTTGTTTTAACTATGTTAAATGGTAAAAAAAATGGAACATATCTTGAAATAGGAGCAGGAGATGCTTTTTATGGTAGTAACACCGCTCTTTTAGATTTACAATTTGGGTGGGGTGGTATATCTATTGAATATAATAGTAATTATATTGAAAATTTTAAACAAAATAGAACTAGTATTTTAATAAATGAAGATGCAACACAAATAAATTATACTAATTTACTTAAAACAAATAATTTTCCTACAAATATTGATTATTTACAATTAGATTGTGAACCTAGTGAAATAACTTATAATATTCTTCTCAAAATACCCTTTGAAGAATATAAGTTTGCAATTATAACATACGAGCACGATTATTATACAGACCCAAATCGAAATTCATGTATTTCTTGCACATATCGTGAAAAATCACGAGAATTTTTAATATCTAAGGGATATGAACTTATAGTTAATAATGTGGCGCCTGATAAATTGTGTTCTTTTGAGGATTGGTGGGTTCATCCTGATTTAGTAGATAAAGAAATTATAGATAAAATAAAATTTATTAGCGATAAAACTAAAAAATCAACAACTTGTATATTTAAGTGATATGAAAGAAAAAATAGCTTTTGACATTGGGGCATGCACTGGTGAAACTCTAAATAAATTTAAAGATTACGATATCATATATGCATTTGAACCCAACCCATTCAGTTTTAATATCTTAGAAAAAAAATATAATAACATTAATGTAAAGCTATTTAATATTGCCATATCGGACGAAAATGGTTATAAAAAATTTAATTGTCACGACCATTATCAATATTCATCATTTTTAAAAATTTTAAATACCGGGGAATTTGCCGAAAGATGCCATGATATAGATACTGGGTATAATAATATAGTTGGTATTATTGATGTTGAAACTGTAAGGCTAGATACTTTTATGTCTAATAATTTTATACCCCATATTGATTACTTAAAAATAGATACACAAGGATATGATTTAAATGTAGTTAAGTCATTGGGAGACATGATAAATAAAGTAAAAATTATTGAATTAGAAACTCAAATTAAACCTCTTTATAAAAATTCTCCCACAAAAGAAGAGATTATAAATTATATGACATTTAATAAATTTAAATTAGCATCATCTTTCCCTAATTCACCTTTAGTAGAGGGGTATGAAGAAATATTAATATTTGAGAATATAAACTAAATTAATATGATACCAGTTATAGGAATACCAATATTAAATGGAACTCATTGGCTACAACGCTTAATATTTAGCATAGATTATCCGGTTGATAATGTTGTTATATTTAATAACGGAAATAAAGAAATTATAGAAGAATTAGATAATTTAACTAAAATAAATCACCCTTATATAAATAATATAACAATTTGCCATTTACCTTCTAATTTGGGTGTATCTGCTGCTTGGAATTTAACTATAAAATCTTATAATACATCTTCTTATTGGGTTATATCAAATCACGATATTGCTTTTACGCCCGGATTATTAAAAGAAATGTATGAAAAAGCCCAAAATGAAGAAATTGGGATGGTACATGGGAGTGGGGGGGATTTTAATGATGGCTCATATGATTTGTTTTTGATAAAAGATTGGATAATTCAAAAATTAGGATTATTTGATGAAAATCTTTCTCCAGCTTATTGCGAGGATGCGGATTATATTATGAAAATTACAAGATATAATTGGGATAATCCTCATAATCAAATTAAAAAAATATCATCTTTAAATACCCCTTATTATCATGGTATTGGGTTATCTACCGATAAAAATTATTATCAACATGGTAGTCAAACTAAAAAGCAAAATGATGAATTGACCAAAAAATTAGATGAAATAAATATAATTAACTTTCAATATATGAATATGAAGTGGGGTGAAGGTTGGAGAATGACAAATCCACAAATGTATCCTATGGGTATAGAAAATATGCCCATAACTTATACTTCATATGATTTAGAATTCATCAGAACCAAAAATATATAAAAAACAATTTAAACTTTATAATATATGAGTGAACTAGCAACAGTAAAACATTCCGGAAATATAGGAGATATTTTATACAGTCTTCCAGTAGTAAAACATATACATGATATTACTAATCAAAAAGTAAATTTTTATTTAAATCCTATTGATGATAGAATGTCTATGGAGTCTAGTAATTTACTTAAACCTTTATTAGAACACCAATATTATATAAATGAAGTAAATATATATAATGATCAATATATAAATTATGATCTAGATACTTTTAGAAATTATCTATTTTTTTCTAATTTAGGTACAATGCACTTAGCTGCTTTTAATTTTGATTTTGATCTTAAAAATAAACCTTCTATATTTTTAGATAATAAATTAAAATTTAGTATACCTACATGCGATATTATAATTAATAGAACACAAAGATATAATAATGACAACTTTCCCTGGGAATATGTTCTTAATGAGCAATACAAATATTATTCTAAAGGTTTTGTAGGATTATTATACGAATTCAATTTTTTTAGAGAAAAATACAATATTGAAAATTTAATATACATTCCTATTAAAAATTATCTAGAATTAGCTTGGCTTATAAAAGAATCTAAAATTTTTATAGGAAATTGTAGTTCCCCATATGCTTTAGCTGAAACTTTAAAACACAATACTATTCAAGAAACTTGTATAGAATATCCTTCTTGTTTATACTCTAGACCAAATGCCCAATATTTTTTACAACATTTTTTTACTATTTAAAATATGAACCCATATTACATAGACCCAACCCCAGACTCAGATTGGGGCATTATAGAAACTAATAAGTTTGGCTTAATGAAAAACCAACGCAAATCTTTTTTTGTAGTTGATAATTTTTATGAAGATCCGTATGCTGTAAGAGAATTTGCCCTTCAACAAACCTACTTTCCTGGTGAAGGGGCAGTAGGTTCAAGAACCCGTAAACAATTTCTTTTTGAAGGCTTAAAAGAAAAATTTGAAGAAATTATAGGCATAAAAATAGCAGAACATACCAAAAATAAACAGGGTTGGAAAGATGGGGGAATAAATGGGCGTTTCCAAACTTGCACTGCCGGTACCCCTTTAGTATATCACTGCGATTCCCAACAATGGGCTGGTATGATATATCTTACACCTGACGCCCCCCCTCAATGCGGAACAAGTTTTTTTAGACATAAAGAAACTAAAATAAAACACAATTCTGAAATAAATTGGGAAAATGGAGAATGTAATAAAGTATTTAACCAGCACACATTTTTAGACGGAACTCCTTATGAATTAATAGATAAAATAGGTAATGTATTTAATAGACTAGTTATATTTAATGGCGGGTTAATACATTCTGCCTCTGAATATTTTGGTTGGGATATTCCATCTTCTCGTTTATTTCATATGTTTTTCTTTGATGGAGAGATATAATTTTTAAAAAATTCTGTCATATGTATTATCAACAAAACCCGATAAAACATGGCAGAAACTTTAATATCACCCGGCGTATTAGCAAGAGAAAACGATAATTCTTTTGTATCCCAACAACCCGTAACTGTTGGAGCCGCTATCATAGGACCCACAGTTAAAGGTCCAGTTCAAATACCTACAGTAGTAACTACATATTCAGATTATGTAAATAAATTTGGTACTACTTTTTTAAGTGGGGGTCAAGAATATAGTTATTTAACTTCTATTTCGGCTTATAATTATTTCCAAAATGGTGGTACCTCATTATTAGTAGCTAGAGTAGCTTCAGGATCCTTTACTCCCGCTTCAGCTTCAATCTTAGCTAGTGGTAGTACTATAGCCTTTACTTTAAAAACTATTTCTGAAGGTACTATAATGAACAATTCAGGTTCAGAAGGTACTAATGGTATTTTATCAAGTGGTTCAGCTGATAATGTAAGATGGCAAATTGCAAACCGCGATACGGGTTCAGGAACATTTAGTTTATTAATTAGACAGGGTAATGATACTACCACAGAACCTATAGTATTAGAAACCTGGACTAATCTTTCATTAGACCCAACACAACCCAATTATATAGCAAGAGTAATTGGTGACAGTTACCAATCATATAATTCAAGTGAAAATTATATCCAAGTAAACGGTACTTTCCCTAACCAATCAAGATACGTTTATATATCTGCTGTTAATAACCCAACTCCTTATTATTTTGATAATAATGGAACTGCAAAAGCCCAATATACTAGTTCTATTCCATTAAATGCTAGTGGTGCTTTTAATAACGCTACAGGCGATTTATTCTATGGAGGGGGCGCTAAATATTATAGTGCAATATCAGGTACAATCAATATTCAGGGTATTAGTTCTTCAGATTACAATAATATGATTAATTTAATGGCTAACCAAGACGATTATAGATTTAATTCTATTACAATTCCTGGTTTAACTATAGCCGATAATTCAACCCAAGTAACCAACTTAGCAAATAATGTTCAATCTCGTGGTGACGCTATTTTAGTAGCAGATACTCGTCCTTATGGAGCTCAATTATCTCAAACTATAACATCAGCCACTTCAATTAACAATTCATATGTTGCTACCTACTGGCCTTGGTTACAAACTATTGACCCAGGAACAGGACAATTAGTTTGGGTACCTGCTTCAACAATGATCCCGGGTGTATATGCATTTAACGATAGTGTATCCGAACCTTGGTTTGCACCTGCAGGTATTAATAGAGGAGGTTTAAGTACAGTAGTTAGAGCAGAAAGAAAATTATCACAAACAAACCGCAATGATCTTTATGTAGGTAATGTTAATCCTATTGCTACTTTCCCTGGAACTGGAGTTGTAGTATACGGACAAAAAACACTACAGAAAAAAGCATCTGCTCTTGATCGTGTAAACGTTCGTAGATTATTAATTGCTCTTAAGTCTTACATTTCTCAAGTAGCAAACAATTTAGTATTTGAACAAAACACAATTGCAACAAGAAATGCATTCTTAAGCCAAGTAAACCCATATCTAGAATCAGTACAACAACGCCAAGGATTATATGCATTTAGAGTAATTATGGATGATTCAAATAACACACCTGATGTAATCGATAGAAATCAGATGATTGGTCAAATTTATCTTCAACCAACCAAAACTGCTGAATTTATTTACCTTGATTTCAATATTACTCCAACGGGCGCAACTTTCCCTGCGTAAATTTTTAAAAATATAATATTTATAAACAAATAAAAATAATATAACATGGCAGTATTAGATCCAAACGAAATATTTTTCACAGCTTTTGAACCAAAGCAAACCAACCGATTTATCATGTACATTGATGGTATTCCGGCTTATGAAATCAAAGGAGTAGGAGCAGTAAATTTGTCTCAAGGCTCTGTAGCTTTAAACCACATTAACGTACAACGTTTTGTTAAAGGTAAAACTACATGGGGCACTATTCAGTTTACCTTATTTGATCCTATCACTCCTTCTGGTGCACAAGCAGTAATGGAATGGGTACGTTTACATCACGAATCTGTAACAGGTAGAGACGGTTACTCTGACTTCTATAAGAAAGACCTAACATTTGATGTATTAGGTCCAGTAGGTGATATTGTGTCTGAGTGGGTTATCAAAGGAGCTATGATTACCGAAGCTAATTTTGGAGATTACAATTGGGATGATGATGGAACTGCGGTTAATATTACAATGACAGTTCAACCTGATTACTGCGTATTGAATTTCTAAAAACCAATCACATATTTTTTAAGAAGAGCTTGGCAACCCCAAGCTCTTTTTTTATATTATCGTATTATAAGGGAAAGTTCTTTAATATTATTCAACAATTTAAATTAAAAAAATTATGACAACATTTTATTTTGTATTAGGTATGGTTACAGTCTTAGTAATTGCTGAGGTTGTAGCTGCATTTTTTGTAATTAAAATAATTAATTCAATAAAATCAAAAACACAACATTTAGAACGTTCTCTTGAAGACGAAACAGGAAATCTACACCAACGGATTGATAACACTGAAAGACATATTGATCATGAAGTTCAAGAGATTTACAGGCAACTTGATTCTCGATTAGATAAGTTAGAAAACAAATTAACACCAAAACAAGTTATAAAAGGATAAAGAATCCAATTAAAGAACTTTCCCCTTATAATATTTATAATCAACAAAGTTACACTAAATAAAAATTATGGCTGAATTAAATTTCCCAACAGAGATAGTTGAGTTACCTTCAAAAGGATTAATATATCCCGAAGGTCATCCCCTTCGTAGCGGTAAAGTAGAAATGAAGTACATGACTGCCCGAGAAGAAGATATTCTTACTAATCAAAATTATATAAGGCAAGGTATAGTAATTGATAAATTACTACAATCCTTATTAATTACCAAATTTGATTATGACGATCTTCTAATAGGAGATAAAGATGCTATTATGCTATCAGCTCGTATTTTAGGATATGGGAAAAACTATACATTTGAATATCTAGGTGAAGATGTTACTATAGATTTAACTCTTTTAAAAGAAAAATCACTAGATAAATCCAAACTAATTTCAACCAATGCTAATGAATTTTCATTTGTATTACCCCACACAGATAATACTATTACCTTTAAACTTTTAACCCAAAAAGACGAAAAAAATATTGAAGCTGAAATTGAGGGTTTAAAGAAAATTAATAAAGAAGCTAATAACGAGTTAACCACAAGATTGAAACATATGATATTATCAATTAATGGTAACTATGATCAAAAATCTATTAGAGAATTTGTAGACAATGCATTTTTAGCTCGTGATTCCCGTGCATTTAGGGAATATTATAACGCTATAAACCCAGGCGTAGACACTAAAATCAAACACGAATTTATTGAAGGCGTAGAGGAGGACGTCAATGTCCAATTTGGAATTAACTTTTTTTGGCCTGACGCTTAGCCATAGAACCCATATGTTCAATCAGATCCATGAAATATTATTTTATGGGCGAGGGGGGTATAATTATGATGTAATATATAATATGCCCATTTGGTTACGTAAATTTACTTTTAATAAATTAAAAGATTACAATAATAAAGTAAATAATCAAGAAAGTGAAGATAATGTTCAAAAATCTATAGCAGCTATGAAATCGGTAGGGGCTACTAAAGATAAACCCCCTATAAACAAAATATCACCTCCTACTTATGTTACAAAGGCATCAAAAAAATGATACCTTTTAATATTTATAACATATATAGCATTTGAAAATGGCAGATGATCCTAAAAAAATAGCAGAGGCTCTTGAAAGAATAAAAACATTGAACGAGGAAGTTAAGCGTCTTGGTGGGGAAGCTTTTGAAGATATTAATGCAGCCGTTAAATCTTTTGGGGGTGGGCTTAAAGGAGCACAAAAGGTAATAAAAGAGTTAAATTTTACCATAGATGATTTAAGAAATAGTTTTGATAATGTATCTACTACATTAAAAAATATTGTAGATGATATGGGGGGCATGGCCAAAGCCTCAAGACTTATAAATCGTGGATTTGATAAATTAGAATCCTCAGCATCCAAACTTTCTCAGCATAAAAATAATGAATATATTTTATCTGCAAAACAAATAAAAGCTGAACAAGCTAAACAAACACTTGTTGTTAAGGATCTTGAGTATCAACTTACTCGTTTAGGAACTAGCGAAGAAGATGAAAAAATAAAAAAAGAACTTAATGCACAACTTTTAAAACAAGAAGGCATAATTGATAGACTTAAAACACTTACTAAAGAAACCTTAGAAGATGAAATAAAAATTCAAAAAACTCTTGGTTTAACCGGCCAAGCGTTTAAAGGAATTGCAAAAACTTTACAAAATATAGGTGTTGAAAGCGAATCTATTGAAGAAATTAATACTTCAATGCGTAAAGCTGCAGAA